TTACCGTCAAACGTTACGCTGTTGAGGCTCGGCAAAGAGAATACCGCTTTATATATTGTGAACATGCTTTCTGATCCATCACCTACTTGCGAATAGTATCCAAATGCTACTTGCTTAGGCTTCGTGCTTTTACCCGATATAACGACCGCTCCATTTATGTCAGTTGTTACGTTAAAAAACTTTGAGTATACGCTGTACGGCAATACTGCAAATTTTATTGTTCCGTTTCCTGTTACTGCACTAGCTAAAGTTATATACGCTGGATTATCATCTGCATTTATCTCTGTTATTTCTTGCGTGAAGTCTAACTTAACTTCCACTAGTCCTTCATGATATGTTTTACTCCCGTATGTATTATCACTTTTAAGTTCTGCTGCAAAGAACTTACGATTTCCAACTTCGTATAGTTGGCTTACATCTATTATGTCTGGCATTTTACCCTCCTAAAAATATAATTTACTTACAAAGAATATCTGATGATACAACTTTGTTTCAACCTCAAAAGCTTCCTCCATTGATTCAGCCTCAAAGCCTGCTGCCACAAGTTTTTCTTCAAGTTTTGATATTGTCTCTTGTAGCAGCTTGCTTTCAAAACTCTTCAAACTGAATATATCAACCTGTAAAAACACTTCTCTGCCAATAACCACATTGTCCGCTCTATGAATAGCGTCAGAACTTATGATCTCGTAGATTATGTAGTTTCCGATTTCTCCGTCTCTTGACTTGTTGTAGTAATACACAAAGTCATCTGCTGTATTTCTGCCTAACTCTTTCATCGTCAATGCATCTTTAAATCGGCAGTCTTTGAACACCTTCTTTATTTCTTGCTTGGCTCTTTTTCGCGCATTGCTACTCAAAATATTCTTCATAATCATAAACCTCTGGTTTCACTTTTTTTGCCTGTATCATCAAATCTCTTTGATAGTATTCAAAGCTGTCAATACTGTTTATTAGATAAGTATCGCCTCTAAACTCTATGTATTGTCCTACTCTAACTTTCTTGTTATGGTTGATCCGAAACAGTATTGTCGTATCTATTCCCAGCTCTTTTGAAGCATATTTTTCTCTATGAGACAATTCCCGAATGTATGCGTACAGCTTGCTTTTTCCATGTATGTATCTTTTAACTTTTACTTCATTGCCATTTAGATCTCGTTCATTTTCTATCTCAAATATGCTTATATACTTATCCTTTATTTGACTCATTTCTCACCTTCTTAAAACTTAACCTTTCTTATATCCGATAGCATTATGGCTACCGTAGTCTCTATTTCTGAAACCTTAAACTCTGCATTATCCCTATGAAAGTACAATTGCCAGATGATATATAGAATTGCTGTTTTGGCGACATTTGGTGTCTCTTCTGTGATGGGCTCTCTGAGTGCTTTCTCGACAATGTGTTCCGCTGTGTCAATAAAGGAGGCGAGAAGCTTATCCTGCTCCTCGCCATCTAACCCTAAATACTTCTTTGCCTCTGGCACTGTTACTTTGTTCATTCTACTTTGTACCTGCTTGGCTTTTCAAACGCAAATATTGTCTCGGGTGTAGTACCTTCCTCGCCTGCGTCTAATACTAAACTTACGCTTTCTAATTCGTAATGAGCTAAGGCATCTGAACTCACGAACACTAGAAATTCTTCAGTTCTCTCCAGGTCTAATCCTTCCTCTGATACTGCGATCCACTCTGTTTCTGCCAACGTTCTAGTTTGAAACTTAACGTCTGTTTCATCTTCATCTTTGTATCCTACTACCTTTACAGTTAGTGGCGTTTCAGATGCGCCTATCAAAAAGACGACCGATGATTGTGTGGACAAGTCAAATTCGGGAGAAGTTACCGTTGCTTCTCCGCCTTCTATTTTTGTTACTTTAAATAATTTATCCATAACTCACCTCCTAGTTTCTCTTCGCTAATGTTACGAATGGGGACAATGTTGCTGATCCTTTGTATGGAGTAATCGGCTTATTCCAGATAGGCTGACCATCACATCTGTATATGAATCTAAACACATTCTCATCGTATAGAAATCTTACATGTATACTTGATGCTGCGTTAATTCCGCCTTTATCTATAAATAGATACTGACTTGCATCCGCTAAGATTATATCTCCAACTTCTCCGAGTGCACTGCATTGCTCTAGCGGAACCACAGGCCTTCCAAACAACGTTGCGTATGGTGTTTCAGATAGACCTCCTGCTGGTATATACACTGGTGTATCTCCAACTGTTAGTGTATATAACAATGGTTCTATTTCTTGGTTTATGTACCATACTGAGTTTGCTCTGCTTCTTCCCCATAATCTTGACCACATTTTTACAATGTTTTCAGCGGTTATCTTTTCTGTCTGATCTTCTTCTAATTCTTGTACAACAAGTGCTTTGCTCTTAAGTATTCCAAGCGGCTGGCCCACTCCTGTCCCGCTTATAACGGCATCATCAATCTTGAATGCAAATTCCTCTGCAAATGCCTGACGAATTACACTTTCAAGAGCAGTCGTATCTGTCAACAACTCATCTGTTGCAAAGCATAGACCTGTCAACTTCTTAAGGCTTAACTCCATCTGTCTGAACTTCGGTTTGCTTGCTGTTAGTTGTTCCGCTTCGGATTCCCAATAGGTTTGAACTCCACCCCAGCGGCAACCGTCTTTTCTGCTATCATCATCTACTGCATTTATCTTTAAGCTGTTAGCATTTGTTGAAATTGGTATCTTCCTAACTTTGCTAGACAACACTCCTGTATCAAATGTTTTTTGCAATAAGTCTGATACAAAATCTTGTTGCACTAAGAACCCACCATCTGATGGATTTGTTACATTTAAGCCCGATGCTGCTCTTGTCGAAAGCCTTTCATCAATATTTCCACCTGGCATTGCTGCCCTGTATACCGAAGCTAGTTGCTCTCCAAAGTTTCTAAACTTGCGTTCATCATTTGCAGGGCTCGGTTTAATGTTGCGTTTCCCATCTCTACTGTTGCTTTCGCCTTCGTCAACGTTAGTCTCATCGTCCTTTCCGTAATCGTTTGCTTTTGAAATTGACAGTACAGTTTTTGCTCTATTTATACTCTCGTCCCACCTTGCGATTTCATCTTCGAACTTCTTGACTACTTCGTTTTCTTCTTCTGTTAGGAATCTATCCTCTGCTTCTGCTCGGCTAATAACTCCCACTGCTTGCAAACGTAAATCTTCGCGTTTTGCTCTCATTTTTTCGATCTTACTCATAATGATTTATTTCTCCTTTATTTATTAAACTTTGCCTTTAGGCGTTCAAATTCAGATTTTCTTTTAATCTTTTCTTGTTTGTATTTGTTGTAACTATCCATTGCTCCTCTTACCCCCACATCAGTATCTAGGTATGCTGGGAATGTTACAGGGCTTACATCAAACAGTTTTACCTGCTCTAATGTCCTGACGTCTTCTTTACCCTCTACGCTCCATGTCTCTTTTTCCACTACAAAGCCAAAGCTCATCTGGGTAACGTCTCCACGTCTTATGCTTTCTGTTAAATCTCTTGCCCACTGTGTATCTGGCGGATGTATTCGCACTTTCAATCCTTTTGCTGTTTCCGTTAGCTCTAATGTTCCAGCGCGGTTTCTCCCCAACACATAGTTTGCATCATGATTCCATAGCGCTCTTATGTCGTCCTTTTCAAGGCTTGCTTTGAATGCTCCCTTCTTAATGCGTTCTTTGAATGGAAACATAAAACCTAAGTCTTGGCTTAGACTATCAAAGATTGCTGCGTGTCCTTCTATTACAGATCCGCCACTTTCATCTTTTGTCTGTATTCTAAGCTCGGTTACATCTGCGCATCTTTCTTCTCTTTTAACCATCTTTTTTACTTCCCTCCTTTGGCCTTTTTGCCCTTGCTGATTTCTTTTCCTCTTGTTCCTGCTTGTTTGTTGCAGGCACCATATTGCCATTTACCAAATAGATATCTCCATCTTTTATCGGGTTCATATCTTCAAGCTCTCTTATGTCATTTGCTGACAACCATCCATTCTGTCTGCCGATTGCATATCCTTGCATCCTGCTGTGATAATCACCTCTAAGCAGTCCATCCACATTGAATTTTGCATAATACAAATGCCGCTCCTCTTTGCTTAACAAACACTTATATATCGCTTGTTCATACCTAACTATCCACGGCCTTAATGTATGCTGCACGAACTCTATAGATTGATGCTCTATATTTGAAAATGTAGCTCTATCAAGGTCTGCTATCATATGCGGTGGAACTCTAAAGATTCTGCATATCTCTGATAGTTGAAACTTTCTTGTCTCCAAAAATTGCGCCTCGTCTGGTGGTATTCCTATCGAGTGATATTTTATCCCTTCCTCTAACACCGCTATCTTATGGCTGTTTCTGCTCCCTTGAAACTGTGCATTCCATGAAGCTCTTAGCCTCTCTGGATCTTTTACAACACCAGGCGTTTCCAGCACCCCGCCAGGCCTTGCTCCATTTGCAAAAAACTTTGCCCCATACTCCTCTGTTGCAAATGTCAAACCTATTGTTTGCTTTGCTTGTTGTATCGGAGACATTCCTTTTAGTCCATCTAGAGAAAACCCAATTACATGAAATATCTCATGTGTATCAAACTCCACAAGTTGCCCTGTTTCAGTTGTGTATCTATAGATGAGCTTACTTGTGTTTGTATCTCTATATACATCCATTCTTTGCGGCTTCAAAAACCATAGCGCTGTTACGTGTCCGTTATGCCTTTCTATCCTTGCATATGCGTTCCCCCATAAGAGCAAAGAAGCCAAACACGCTTCTCGAAAGTTTAAGCTGGTTGTTTCTTCGTTAGCAAGGTCATGCAAAACTCCATACAAGGGGTGATCTCTTGCTCTTGTTCTTATCCCGCTTGTCTCCCTTATTAAGTGAAGCGGCAAGCTTGCTATACTTTCAGCTATTATTTTTACGCACGCATACACTGCTGTTACTCCTAGTGAGCTCTCCTCGCTTATATGCATGCCAGCGTTTATGTCTATGTCGGTTCCGTTTATGAAGTCCACAAGCTTTTGGTTTGAGTTATTATCAGCTGTGTTTCTTTTTTCTCGTCTTCCAAAAAGCCTCATCTTTCCTCCTTTTCGCAAACAAAAAACGCACCCTTTGGATGCGTTGCTTCTTTGTGTATTAAATTTTAGTTGTTTATTCTAACTCAATATCCGGTAAGTTAGTTAGTTTTTCGCCTCGAAATAAAAAATAGGCAGCTCCTTGATATGCTCCTGAATTGTTTGATGTGCCATTTCTTCTTTTCAGCTCTGCGACCAAAGGTGACAATTTCCATTCTTTTCTTTCAAACAAAACGGTAGGAGGGTTATCGCTGACTATCCTTACTACAACATTTTTATCC